CCGCTCGGGACGCGGACGACGGTGCCGAACAGCGGATGCTCGAACGACGAGCCGATGGCGGGTACGTCGCGCATCGCGAAGACGCACTCGATGACCTTCCCGTCCTTCGTCTCGAACTCGTAACTCGGCATCATGCCCTCGCTGCTGCCGCCGCGATCGCCGCCTGCGCACGGGCAGGGACGGCCGGGGCCTCGCCAGTAGGAGAAGGTGCCGGGCCGGAAGCGGGAACACCCCCCTGCGCCGGGGACGGGATTCCGAGACCGGGCATGCCGCCCTGCATCTTGCGGATGACCTCCTCGTCGATGAAATCCTGCATCTGCGGGACGTTCTGCGCGTCACCGAGGAACGAGAGCAGGTCGCGCCACTTGATCCAAGGCATGGCGGGGATCGCCTGCCCGGCGGACGTGATGACCTGAAACACCTCGACGGCACGCTTCTGGGCGAGCATCTCGGAGGTGCGCTCCATGCTGTAGGCGTCCACGTCGACCTGCATGTCCTCCCAAGCGCCGACCTTCAGGCCGCCCTGAAACACGGGATCCTGCATTCCAGCCTCGCGGGCGTCCTCGCCGCCGACCGGGATGACGATGCGCTCGTCGTGGAACATGTACCAGCCGATGTTGCGGAACACCGTGTCCATCGAGTCCTGAAACGCCCGCTTGAGGTGGGCGATCCGCATGGTGCTGGCGCTCTCCGCGACGGCGACCTCCGTGGCGCTCGCGCTCCCGGCGACGTTCCCGCGCATGGCGTCCGACATGCCGAGGGCGCGGTCGAGCCGATCCTTCGCGACCTCGACGGACTGGATGTGCTGGTTCGTGCTGCCGCCGACCTCGACGGGCTGGAGGCTGCGGGCGTCGAGACCCGCCTCCGCGAAGACGTACAGGTCTGGTGCGTTCACCACGTCCTGAAGGAACTTCGGGTTCTTGGCGTCCCCGACGAGGATCCGCTTGTACCGCTTCTGGTTCTCCTGCTGGCTCGTCGCGAGGTCGTTCGCGTACTGGATCTGGTCGCGGCAGGCGACGATCGGGGACAGCGGATACGGGTCGTTCGGGACGCTGAAGGCACCGAAGACCGTGTACGGGCCGGAAGGCGGGCCGTAGTAAGGCAGGGGCCTGCGGATGAACTCGCAGACGCAGTCGCCGGAGCCGCCTTGGTACTTGGCGACCGTGTAGATCGTGCCGTTGTACAGGGCGTCGTCGGTCGCCTCGTCGAGGAGTTCCGCGGCCGCTTCGTGCAGTTCGGGGACCCAGATCTCGTAGATCGCCACCTCGCGGCGCTCGGGAACGTCGCGATTGTCGCGCAACTCGTCCACGCCGTTGTTCGTGGCGAGGCGCTCGATCTCCTCGCGGTTCCACGTCTCGTCGACCTCTGCACGGCGGAGGAGGTCCTCCTTGTCGCAGACCCAGACGTGGCCCATCCACCGGGCCTCCTCCCAGTGCATCGCCGCGGGGTCGATCACGAACCTCGCGGGGTCGATTCGGTAGGCGCGCGGGAGGTACGGGCCGGAGGAGTCCCACTTGCGCTCCGCGCCCTTCGGCTCGTTGACGACGAGCGCGACGCCCCATCCGAGCAGCATGTCGGTGGCGATGCGCTCGATCGTGCCGCGCAGGCGAACCATGCGCGACCACCTGTTGAGCGCCGCCTTCATCGCGACGCAGGCCGTCCGCTGGACATGCGGCCTCGCGCTCGTCACGCGCACCTTGGGGTTGTCGTGGATGATGCGCGGCAGCACCATGCTGACGTAGGCGTGGACGGCGTTCTCGGGATGGTTCACCCCGTACCCGTCGCGGTATCCCTGCCCGCAGAACCACTCGCGCAGTTCCTTCGGGGTCTGGAAGTGCTGGTCGCGAAACCACTCCGCACGGTCGATCTCGTCGCGGATGGCGGAGATGTTCGTGAAGTCAAGCATTCGCCTTCGCCCTCGCCTTCGGCGCACGGTCGGACAGGGAGGCGACCCTCGCCTCAAGCGCGGCCACCCGCGCCATGAGCGCGATGACCGTCGAATGGTCCTGCTGCGGGACGGTAGCAGGCAGGGATCCGAACGCGGACACCTGCTTCAGGACCTTTTCGCCCTCGATCGGGTCAAGGTCGATCTTGATTCCGTTCGAGAGCGAGACGCGCACGCGCCCGCCGATCTCGTCGATCTGGTCGATCGCGTCGACCGGGAAATGCGTCATGCGCACCTTGACGAAGTTCACCGCTTCTTCCCCTTGGCCTTTGGCTTGGGAAGGCGGCAGCCGAACTTTCGGCAGAGGGCAATGCCCCCGAACCCGCCGAGGACGAACGCCGACACCAGAACCGCGATGTTCTCGATCACTTGCGACCCTTCTTCTTCTTGGCGCGGGCGGGAAGGCTCTTCATGGACTTCGTCTTGGAAGCCATCTCCTTCGCCATCCGCGGGTGCTGCGCGAACATGTACCCCTGCTGTGCCTTTGACTTGAACGGCATTACTTCCTCTTCGCCTTCTTCATCGGCTTGCCGGACTTCTTGGCGTAGGAGGCGGCCTGCATCTTGCCCATCTTCGTGTAGGGGAACGACTTCTTTCCGACCTTCGGCATCACTTGCCCTTCCAGCCGCGCTTCATGGCGGCATATGACTTCGCGCTGACCGTCGACTTCGACTTGGGGCGCGAGATCCCAAGCCTTTTGCGCCTGTTGATGTTCCCGACCAGCGAGTTCCTCGCCATGTCAGCACCCCCACCTTGCCCGTGCCGCCTTGCCTCGCTCGCCCTTCCACGAACGGCTGCGGGCGCAGAAGGACTTGTGGCGGGGATCGTTCTTGTCCTTCGTCGGGGCCTGCAACTTGCTGCCCGTGGCGCGGTTGTAGCGGGCGCGGCCCTTGGCCGTCAGCCCCGCGCCCTTCGACACGGGGAGTTTCTCGCCCCTGCCGACGGAGAGATTTGGTCCGCGCTTCCTCGCCATCACTCGTCCTCGTCCGCGATCGGGAGAAACGACCACACGGGGGTCGAGTTCCCGACGTACGCGGACACGATGTTGCATTCCAGATGCTCCACGGCCTCGTCGTAGTCCATTCCGTGTTCGTTCATCAGCACGTTGACCACGCGATGGGTGTCATAGACGACCCGGTAGGCACCGGAGGACAAATCCCGCGTTATTCCGATCACCGCGTCGTCGAGCCCGTCCGCGAACAGCGTCGTGATGCCCTGCTCGTCGACCCAATCCCTGACCCTGTCCGCGTTCGCGATCATCGGAATACCTCCCAGTGCTTGAGGAGATCACCAGCCGAGCCATCAGCGTACACCTCGTCCTCCTGACCGGGAACGGGTGCGTCGTCGGCGGCGAGCCATGCCAAGGCGAGGGCGATGACGCGGTCGCCGTGGTTCTCCCTCGCGCCCGTGGACTCGTCGCGCAGGCGGCCGGGGATGACGCGGCCGTTGCCGTCGAGGACGTAGGCGAGCATCTCGTCGAGGGTTCCCGTGCAGGGGACGACGACCTCCCCCTGCTGCACCGCACGCGAGAGGTTCCCGAGGAGGAGGCGCTTGGACTGCTCGCTCGACACCCACCCGATCCTGTCGACGATCCCGTGGGTCGACTTCCCCTCCCTGCGGGGCTTCCAGACGCGGTGGAACCGCTGCGCCTCGAAGTCGCGCTGGAGGCTCTGGCCGGGACCGTTCACCTCCCACGCAACCACCGCCTCGCGGAAGCAGCCGCGGCACACGTCAGCCACCTCCGCGGCAAGGTCCGCGGGCGTGATGTTGGCGTCGACCATCATGGCGACCATCCTGCGGGTCGAGGCGTCCAGCACCGCCACCGCGCTGGCGTGGTTTCCCGTCCCGTAGGCGGGGTCGATCCCCACCGAGTACGAGGACACCTCCGGGTCGCCCCATAGACGCCACCGCCCGGTCGGGCTGTCCACCCACCGACCGCTCACCCAGTTCGCCCGACGCGGCTCCCTGCCGAACTCCCGCCTGTGGGCCGTCACCGCCACGCTCGGGAAGAACGCGGCACCCGCACCCATCGCCTCCGCGAACACGTTCTGCGCCAAGTCGACCTTGTCGCGCTTGCGCAACTGGTCCCCGAGCCAAGGCGTCCAGACGTAAGTTCCCCCGGTGACGCCCGTTACGGTGCCGTCGAAGTCCACCTTCGTCTCCGCGCCCTTGGCCTTCTCGGGGTGGTGCCAGTACAGCATCTCGACCAGTTCGGGGTTCCCCGTGCCACGCGCCTCCTGCACCAACTTGTCGTACC